CTTATTAATAGCCTTCTCAAATTTGTTTACGATTGGCATAATAGCCAGTTTTACAAAAGCATCCCACACATCTTCAGGAATCGTTGAGTTAAATAGATTGACTGGTACATTAAAGAGCCTACAAATATCTGCATCAATAGCATTCTTAGATTCAATCATCTGCATTTCTGCACCAGTTTGTTGCAATTCATGATAGGTAATACCTTCATTTAGGACAATACAATCATTATTTTGTTCATAAAGTCTTTTCCAAGCTTTCTTCAACTCTCCAATAGCTTCTGCAGTCAATCGCCTTGTACTTTGTAGAACGCCACGCTTTACACCTCCATTTCCCATCGTTTGAGTGGTGTAATTCATATTATCTAAAGCTTGCTTTAAGATGTTATTACACTCCACTACAATCCCTTTTCCTTTTACCCCATCAACTGTATTCTTGGTACAGATAATAAAGTTATCAGGATTAAAATTCTGCCCCTGAATACTTATTGTAACTGTCTTAAAGATAATGTCAGGCGAGTATAAAAGGGATATATCTGTTGTGGGTATGTAATAAAGTGACCATCTATCCTTTGAATACCCTTGTCCACACATATAGACATAGCAGGCTCCATCCAATAGGTAATCTCTCACCATAGCTTTCTTAAGTTCATCACCACTCATAAGGCTATTAGGCGAGTCATTTAATAAATCTATTCTTTTATCTCCTTTTACTTCTTCCACACTACCTTCTAGTTCCTTGTAAAGCTTTACTTCTAAGTTGGATATGACATTGCTTATAAGTTCCACATTCGCATAAACAGAAGGAAGTCCAATAGCCTGTTCTCTTGATAGCGTCTTACTCTTAATCTTTTCATGTTCTGCCCCTTCTAGGTGTAAATCTAATTCTTGAGGACTTACCTCTACACTTTGCCTATTCAAAAAGTCCCTTAAGCCCATTGTTTTTCACCTTGAGTTAAGGAACCTTCTATTCTTTCTTTAGCCACATTAAAATACTTCTCATCCATCTCAATACCTATAAACTTTCTATTCGTATTCATACAAGCTACTCCTGAAGTTCCTGAACCCATACAATTATCAAGTACTGTCATGCCTTCATCTGTATAAGTTTTAATAAGGTATTCAAATAATGGAACTGGTTTTTGAGTAGGGTGAAACCCTCGTTCTGATTTGATGTTAAGCACATTAGAAGGATAATTAGTCCATTGAGGTGTAAATTCACCATTTAGAGTATCACGATAAATCCAATCTTCATTTTTTAATGGTTTTCTAATCCGACTTTTAGGCTTTTCTATCCTAACTAATCCTTGTGGATTATATTTAGGTGCCTTTTTGTAAAAGACGCATACATCTTCCACTCTTCTCATAGGCTGATACTTGGCAAAACAAAAGCCTGTAGGTATATTTTTAATCCAGTACCAACAATACCTAAAGCGTTTTCTATTACTTTCAATCAACTGAGTTGTAAAGGGCTGAGCTGCTGTTAATACAATAGCCCCATCCTCTTTAATAATTCGCTCATATTCCGTCCATAGCCTATCTAAAGGAATGATGGAATCCCACTTACACTCTGTTGTTCCATAGGGTAAGTCACACAAAATCATATCAACTGAACCTGTAGGAATCTCTTTCATGACTTCTAAACAATCTCCTTTATATAACTTATACATTCATTCTCCTCTCTAAAATTCCTATTAAAAAACCTGAACAACAAAGTCCTCTTGAAGCCTATCTTTTTCAAGGAGATACATGGCATTAATCAGTGAAGCCACCATATCTATTTTCCCTGTCGATTTCTTCTTGTTGACGTATCTGTTCAAGTTCGTATCATATAGACACCTTGCATTCGCAAAGTTAATTTCTAATAATCGGTTACGCTCATAACCAAAATGTTGTGTAAGGACAAGCTCCTCTAATAATTTAGTTGGACTATGTAGCACACTTGAGTGCTGTTTAATTTCTATCGTTTCATACCCACTACTTTCTAGCTTTTGGGCTGTACTAAGGCAATTGTAGCGATCAAACCCTATTCCCATGATAACCACGCCGTATCTTTTTTCTAACCCAAGTATAAAGCTTTCAATAAAGCCATAGTCAACTACATTTTCACCACACGCAAAGCAATTACCATTTCTAATCATAGCCTGATAATCTACCTTTTCAACCCGAGTCTTTTCTTCTATCCTATCAGCTGGTATGAAAGCCCACACATTCGCATAAACCTTGCCACCTTCCTCAGTAATCATCGCTACGGAACAGTTATCCGTTGTCATGGCTAAATCAATGCCTATATAAACCTGTCTACCACACCAACTAAATGGCTCATGCAATCTACACTTTCTTACTTCTTCTGTAGGAATATAGATTTCTCCTATCATCCCATCAAGCCATATATTAAGGTGCTTACACTTGAAAGAGGTTAACTTAGCCCCTCCCATCTCAAGAGCCTTTTTATATTCACTTTCTAGGTATTCCTTACCATCCTCTAGGGTGCTTTGCAAAGGATTAGCTTTCATGAAGTTCTCAACTGTCATTTCATCTTTTTCATCTAAGCTATAGAGCATAGCAAAGAGCTTTTCATCTTCTACCACACCATCAATAACCTTCTTGCTGTAATCCGTCCACTCAAGAAATGGGTTCTGTGTGTTTGGGTAGCTAGTAGAAATTAATATTAAAAGCCTATTTTGAACTGAAAGCATACCTGAAGTCATAGATTCAATAAGTCCACCATCTTTAGCGGCTCCTACCTCATCTATACATGCAGCTGAAACTCTTAAGCCATCTGTCGTATTATAGTCACTGGATAATGCTTTAAGGGTATTCTTATTTAATTTGCATGTAATGGTGTCCCTTTTAATATCAAACTTATCTAAGATGAAAGGACTTGATTCAATGAGTTTTTTAGTTTCATTATAGACAATCTTTGCTTGTTCCCTTGTATTGGCACAAAGGTAGAACTCAGAATATCTAGGTTCTAAAAGCATCAATATTACCATTATCAATGCACTATTTACGCTTTTTGAGTTTTTCCTTGCTATCCATAGTAAACAAATTTCATACCTACGCTTATCAGGTCTATCTTTCCTTTTCCAGCAAAAGATATTAAGTACAAAAAAATACTGGTAGCCCACACAAGCCTCATATAACGATTGGCCTGCTACAGCTCCAGTAGCAAAATTAATTAGTTTCATGATGTTCATTATCTTATCGGCTGTTTCATAATCAAAGAAATAATCTAGTTTCTCCTCATGATTTAGCTCATAGATAAACTTTTTGCATATAGCTTTTATGTATTTGTTGGTCGGAAACTTGCCATCTAGTACATTCACAGCATACTGATAAGCTGGCGAACTAAAGTCCCTATTATTTAATCTTATTAACCATCACCTCCTAAAATTGAAAGGAGTGGGTCAGTCTTCTCAGCCTCAGCCACATAATTCATGTTTGCTAATTTAGCTCTTGATTGCGGACTTAAACTCAGTTCATTGCAAAGTCTAAAGAACTCCTTCATATATGAATTTTTAATCTTAATATGTGGGTTAGGATTGCCATCCAAGTCAACTACACCATTCTCATTAATATGGGTCTCACACGTCTGAATACGATCAATAGTAATAGCTGTTTGGGCTAATATGTAAACATCTAGGTTACTTAATATTCCTGAAGTCTCTAAATAATTTACTATCCCTTCAAAGAATACCCTTTGCTTTTTAGTCAAAAAAGAAGGTGGTCTAATATTATCAGACTCACCCTTTAGTTTCATTTCATATTCTAAGCGTTTATTAATTTCATCTTTTGTCATAAGCCCCGTTTTCATAGTTATACTTTTTGCTGGTCGTGCGATACTTAATCCCTCCTTCTATCATTTTATTTTTTAATTAATTTATTTTAAGAAATCTTTGGCCACAGGATTAAACCCTAGTTTTTATTACTTATTTTTAATTTACTTTATGAAATGTTATTGCCTGCATTAAAAACTTGACTTTTATTATTTTATTTTTTAATTAATCTATTTTGCTTCAAACATAGAAAAGAGGTTTTTATGAATCTCCATTAATACATTCACTACTATGCTATTTCCAGCTTGCTTATATAGTTGAGAATTAGAGATTCCTATCCCTTTTACTTTTAAAAAATCATCATCTGAAAATCCCATTAACCTCCAGTATTCTATAGGCATCAATTTTCTTATACGATAATCTATATCTAATATACCTTGTTGCGGGTTAGTTGTAATTGTATGTGCCACACCCTTAGCTACCCTACCCCTTCTACTCTTACTTGTAGGCCTTTCCAAATCAATAGAATCTCCCAACGTAGCTATAGCATAACCCTTTTTAGTGGGCTCACTGATTTTAACGAGTATAAAAAAAGAGCCACAATATGTGACTCATAAAATTATTTTCTATGCTTATTTTTTAATTATCCTATTTTCTACGGAATATTATGTACCCAATAAACCACCCCTTCACTTATAGAAATCATTAATATAAGACTGGTGGCAGTCATTTAGTATATAAACTCATAGTAATCTCAATAATCCTAGCTTTATATCGTTAAAAAGAAAAAAGCAGGCTATTGTTAAACCTACTTCTCTTGAAAGTTAAAATGTATTTTTAATTATTCTATTTTAGCTTAGTAAAAATGGTTAAATATTATACCATAATTACTAAGCCTCTTTTTCTTATTTATTATATATTTATGGTTAAAATTACTTGTTACTTATAAAAATTCTTTATTATATCTAGAAATTTACTTAGTAGTACCCAAACTGTTTTTCTTTCTTGTTTTTTACAATTCCATACTATCATTACTACGTTAATTTTTTCTATATTTATAGAAGTTTTATTATCCATAATTGCCTCCATCGAGGCTTAGCTAAAACTATTTTAGCATATATAATTAATCCTATCAAGAAAATTTCATTTTTAAAAAAATATATCTTTTGATGGAGGCGCGTGGCCTTGAATATAATAAAAAATCCCCTTACTGTAGCAAGGGGGGGTATTTCTATCTAGTTTCCTTATCCTTATTATCTTTTTTAGAGTTAAGTTCTTGAAAAAATTCATACTTCCCATCATAACCTTCATTCACAGCTACAATGCCAATAGGCTGCGCATCTATCTGCAGTATTGAATCTATTGAACTAGATGTATTTTCAGGATTAATCTCTACCTTATTCTCTCCAAATTTACCACTCATAATAGTTCCTCCTTTCTATCATAAATTCATATATATTGCCACAAAAATTAGTGACCACATTAAAACTACTAATGCCTTATTAAAAGCTGCTCCCCTAGTATTATTTAATACTCTATGTGACTTGATTACATTTACGTATGTAAGCACTATACTTGCAGTTCCATTAACTCTATCCTTTATCATCAACTGAGTATTAATTTCATTTATATCCAAAGTATCATGCTTATCAACTTTAATTACTCTATATAGGTTAAAGAAAGTTACTACAAAACCACAATATACCAGTATTGCAACTAGATCCTTTAAACCAAAATTCGATGTTAAAAATACTTCTTTGATTGGTACTCTTTCTAGTATAAAAACTAAAATACCTCCAACAGCAGTTAATACAATTCCTGCTCTATTTTCAAAACTTTGTTTCTTATTTCTTTCATACTCATACTCTTTTTGCACAACCTCAAAATATTCTTGAATTGTAGTTTCTTCTATTTTAATTTTTTTTGGTTGGTTGTTCTGCTGAGTTTGTTGGGTATTTTGAGTTGGTTGTGTTTCCTGTTTCTCTTGCCTTGGTTCTGCCCCTTGATCCATAACCACATCCCTCTCTTCTAATATGTTTCATCAATATTCTATATAATTTTACTCTAAAGCACAAGTTTTAATTAAAATATATCTATCAAATATTCTTATTTAAATTAGCTACCGAAATATCTATTACTTCCAATATTGAATCACTCTTCCTAACGAAGCTCCCCTATGCCCATTATGAATTGAGTTCTATCTTCTGTTTTATTTACTACATCAATTTCTCTATTCCAATCCACCACACTACTATCCCTCATCTGCAAGTTACATGTCCTACACAACACAGCCACATTCTCTTCATCTAACCTTAATTCAGGATAATCTTTAAACGACTTGATATGATGCCCTTGCAAGTTGTCAGTAACAATTAACTTCCACTTACTCCAGCACCTCTCACAATAAGGATGTTCTTTCACTTTCCTATTCCTGAGCTTTTGCCACGCATAAGATGAATAAAAGCGTCTCTTTTCATCTGATACTTTCCTATTATATTTTGGTGCACACTCACACCTTTGTTTATGTAAAATGATGTTTCCACATCTACTGCAAACTTTCTTCATGATGTTTTCTCTAAAATAAAAATAGTAGCCATTGTGACTACTTATATATTACTTTCTATTATAAACTGTTGTATACTAATCTAAAAATGTATAGGAGGCCTTAATATGTATAAAATAGCCTATTTGGATAAAGATATTGAACTGGTATCAATTGATGAAGTTATTGATTTGATTACCACCTTAGTTAAAAGAGACATCTACCCTTCACCTTATTTCTTATCTATCACACTGCCCAATAAAAATATCATTTATTTTGGTATAGGTTCTACTCCAAATCACATTGTAGTTTTCTTTAAGCCCTATTCCATCCTTGAAGATGATAAAATTTCACGCAATACTTCTCAATCATATGAAAACTCACCCGTTATCAAATTCTTAAATCCACATTCTACACATAGCTTCGAATGTAATGAGTATAACCTACTTCTCTTTGATTCTGTTATTCCACACCTCCATTCACTATTAATTGATGGAGATATGTCATGTATTCCCTGTTATTCTTATTAAAACAATACCCCCAGTATTTCTACTGAGGGCACCTTAAGGAATGTAAAACAAAAAATATTTAAGGGTGGAGTTAAATATGAAATTTAAGACACTATTATCTTAACACTTCTGATGTATCATTTATAAGTCAATTTTCCAATCATTTTTGTATCATTTTTATATCATTTTCCTATCACCCAGCACCAATAGTGGAATGAGCTTATCTTTTAAGGCGCCATTCTTTCTCCTATTAAACGTAGGTGTTGTAATATCGAGTATTTCACACACTCTATTAATGGAGTAATGCTTGAAGTAACGCATTTCTACTAGCAATAATTCCTTTTCACTTAGCACCTTTAAGGCATTCTCCACCTTTCTTACTTGCCTTTCTCTACGTCTTATGGCTTCTTTAAGGTTAAGAACCTTCTCCTCTAGTCTTTCCTCTCTATTAATCACTTCATCTTCCACAGAACTACTAAAGGCATACGTAACACTTCCAGCTTTCTCATTAGGGCTGGCTCCTCTGATACCTATTACCTCTTGTATTTCTTCTAAATCTATTTGTAGGTTAGCGATCTCAGCCTTTAGTTTGGGTACTTCATATAAGATGCTTTCTACCTTTTTATAATTACTTTCTTTCACGCTGTCCCTCCTATGATGTCTTTTACTTTAATAATACTTCTATCAGTTCTAACACCTCAAATTCAATCACACTATTAAATCCTTCTTTGGCGAGCTGTTGCAACTTGTCCATAATCTCATGCAACTTCAGAAAATACTCCCATTCCCACTCACCTTCTTTATAAGCTTCTATAAGTTCGGCTTTCTCCTGCCTTGCCCTTGTTAAATCTATTTCACCTCTTTCGTATTGCTTGTATAACCCTCTTGAGGCAATATAATAGTTCTGTTTATAGGAGGTTAATCCTTGTGGCAAGTCTTCGCCTGATTTAGCCAATTTATCTAATTCTTTCATCTTCATCTCTGTTCATCCCTCCTGCCTGTTCATTTAACCACGTTTCTCATCTTCAACCTATTTTTTCTACATATTTCTTTATAACTTACTCCATTCATCGCATTAGCACCATTTACAAGCACAAAAGCACAAAACTTTTTCTCTATGTGTGCACGCTGTATCCTTTGGCACTCAATGGATTGATCCACATCAACACAAAAGCACATTACTTTTACAAAACTTCAGAGTTTATACGCCCTACTCTATATATTATATATATATACTTTTTTATATATATTTTAGTGTACTAATGTGATAGAAAGGCTGTAGTCATTGATACTCAAAGGATTGAGCAAACACAAAACTGCGTACACTAGACCACAGTATAAAAAGTTTTGTACACTTTCTATTCAAACTGTAGACATTAAAATGGCAAAGTCAGTCCCTCTACATAGGGTAGTTTCCAAAATCTTTGTCTCGTTTTTGCCTTACCTTTGCCTGCTATAAATGGCTCTTCTGACTTATAACCTTTCTCATTTAATGTATTTCTTATAGCATTAGCCTTGCAATGAATACCAAACTCATCACGTAGGTATTTCGCAATCATACTTACAGTACAAGCACCTAGCTTTTCACTTTCCCAATCAAAAATATCATCTAATGCAACTTCTACTTCTGACTTCGTAGTAAACGCTACATTCAATGTGTTATTAAACGCTTGTTCTTCTGCTGTCATATAAAGTGGTTCGTTCGCTTGCACTTTCTTTGCGTAGAGATGCATTAACTGTCCCCATAACCTTGTAGGATTCACGTCATTGATATACTGTAGGCTTTCAACTGGCAACACAACAAATCGCCTATTCCCTGTCTTATCACGTAGAAATTCATCATCATTAACCGTTCCCATATAGGCTGTTCGTCTTGGATAGATACAGAAGCTCCTTCCATAAGGATGTCTAAACTCATCATTCTTATTAGATATAAAACTTTTGAGTTTATCTACATCCGACTTTTTAAAGGTACTTCCTATCTCACCTAACTCTACCACCCAATACTTGGTGGCTTGCATAATACTATCATTCTTTTCAAGATTTAAAGTTAACCCATCTCTATAAAATTGAATAGGAATAAATGAGGTTGCCCATCTCGTCTTTCCCAATCCTTGCTTTCCCTTAAAAACAATAACAAACTCTAATGATCGGTTTGCTTCCATTGTATTAAAAGCAATATGGATACAATTGAGAAGCCACTTAAGCAGTATCTTGTTGTAGAAATCTATTACTTCCTTGTCTTTTGTTTCATACTGAACTGTAGCTAACAATTTTTCTATTTCATCTGTTCCTGTATCTTCTGTAACACTCTTACATTCATTTAGAAAGTCTCCTACTGGGTTATACCTATTTTCAGCACCTATAACATACACAAAATCATAGAGAGACTCCTTAGAGAGCTTATAGTCATTTTCAGTGCAGAAGTCTTTTATTTTAGTAAAAGTTACATCAGCTAAACTCTCATCATGTTCTATCCCTTCAAATTCTAATCTTCTTGTTAGGTCATTCAATCTTACCTTTATCCCTTTATGTTTGAGCAGTATCTTCATATTCTCAGCTACTTTCATAGGCTTTTTACCATCTAATATAAAAGGAATATAAGTTACTGTAGGTTGAGCTATTGCATTTGATTCTCCTTGTTCTGCATGCCCTTTATGTGGTTTATTTGTTCTAATCTGCTTGTTATAACTTGGGTCATAAAAACAATTAGCCCCATCTATAGCCTGTGTAATAACCTTACAGCCATAAGTATAGAGTCCTCTTAACTTGTCCCATTTTTCACGCATTAATCCACTTGATCTAAACAACCTATCCACAGTATCAAAATCTCCCTGTGCATAAAAGGCTAGCATATTACAAAGGGCCAGGTCTGCCTCTGATTGTGAGGGATACTTACCACTCCAGTTGCCACTATAGAGTTCATTAAATAAATCCCACTGTTTTGACCTTCTAATAGTCTCAATAATATCAGCATCGCTTCGATTAAAGTTGTAACTTGCTGGTGCCTTCTTTTTAGCGCGTTGCTCCTTCTTCAGATACTTATCAAAAAGTGGCTTAATACTCTCTGTGCAATCCCTTAGCGTGGTATAAGGTTCAATGACTTTCCCTGTTACTGTAAAGAATCGCCCTTTCTCGTAACACTCAAAGTTGCCTTTTCTGCAAGCTCCCTGTGGCTTAGTGCCTTTACAAATGACATGGATACCCTTACCGCTTGGTGAGACTTCGGCATAGCTGCCTAGTGTGGTTATCACTTCATTGACTATAGAATCTTTCAAGTCTACTCCATCTATATCTACACCAAAGATGCCATCCCCTAGCATAAAACCCAATCCATCATACTTCCCTACTACACGCATAGCTGTATCATAATCACACCATGTACGAGGGTTATTACTTTGTGCCATGCCACCCGTTCTAGCATTAAAGGGCTTTTTAGTGTATTTACCTGTCTTTTCATCTAAGAACATTCTGTACACTACCCATCTGTTCATTTCTTTAAGTTCTTGTGGTACATCACTATAACGCACTCTCTCACCTCTTTTCTAGCTGTTTTCTAGAATGGTAAAGAATCATCTTCCCAATCTATCTGAGTCTCTACTACAGGTATAGCTTGCTTTTTAAGTAATACTGGCTTTGGAATAAGAGCAGTCTTGACACTTTCTGTATCTGTTGTATAGCGTAATGTAGTAAAGAACCCCGTATTCCCTTCAATCTCGTATTCCTTCTCACCAAAAATACCACCAAAGAGTTTGGCTCTCAGGTTGTGCTCATTCCAATCCCACTTATAGCCTGTATTACTCTTTTCAATGTGGTGAATAAAAGTCTTGAAGTTCTTTTTAATTTGCTCATCCTTTTCACTTCCATCATCTTTAGGGCAAGTTAGCCTATAAGTACCTTTCCACTTTTTATCACCTTTTTGTTTTTCATATTGCTCTAGATAAAAGTTCTTATATGGGCCTTCTGCAATATCAAAATGAATCACTACCACATTCCCCCAGCCATAAACCTCTTCATTTGCATCTATAATCTTACAAACATAGCCTCCTACAGGAAGCTTTCTTTTTTCTCCTCTAACTTGTGTTGTTTCGTATCCATTCCATTTTTTCATTTTTATATTTCTCCTCTTCTTAGTAATTCTCTTAGTGTGTAAATTAATGTCTTGTATATAAAGTCACCACTATAAGTGCTGTCTTTTAAAAAAGTAACTTTCAAATCATATCGAGCTTCAAATACTTTAAGGGTAGCATTGAATGAATTAGGTAAATACTTTGTATTGTAGTTATGCAATAAGATATCTTCATAACTAGCATTTTCTATGAGTAGGTGCAAACATCCTCTCGCCCTTAGGAATTCCTTTTCAATACGTTCTCTACTCTGCGTGAAGTTACCACTTAATTCATTAAGATTAGCTTTTCTTTCAATCGTGCATATATCTTGCAAATAGAAAGCTCTGTTCCAATGTGGAAGCTGTACTTTTAATGTGTAATCACCAAAATCCAGTTTTTCACATACGTACTTAATCTTGTGTGCTTCAAAGTACTCAATAATATGCTTACACCTCTGTTCCCTCGTATCAATTACCACAATAGCCTCTTTTAAGATTTCTTTGATTTCCTTATCCGAGTACCTAAACATCTAAAACTCCTCTAAGACACGCAATACTGGCACAATATCGTTCTCTATCTCATCCTCTTCAAATGCACCAAAAGGTGTCTTGGCTGTAGAGTTCTTGCTGTGGGTTTCAAAGATGTATCTACCATCCTTACATTTTGCTAATAAAACCACATTAAACTTAGATTCAGGAACCAACTTGTTCAGTTTCTTTCCTGTGGTCTTCATCCTTGTCCACATATAGCCATCCTCTGTGCGTTCCGTTTCACTATGGGCTGTATAAATAATAGTTAGGTCATCTCTAAGGTCACATACCACATCCAAGATGCTATAAATATAACTTGCTAAGTCTAACCACTTATCAAAGTTCTTCTCTTTAGACCGTCTCATTTCTTCACCAATCATAATGCCATTTAAGGTGTCTACCACGATATACTTCAGATCACTCTTTTCACTAATGCCTTTCATCAGGGCTAATACCTTATTAGGATCATCTGTAGCAATGTAATTTTTATTAGCTGCATTATACTGTTGTCTAAAGCCTCTCCATGCACTTCCCTTTTTATCTGCATCGATATAATAAGTTTCCTTTGGGTCTAAATTCCTTAATGATGTGGTTTTACCAGCACCTGATTCACCTATAATACAAATTGCTTTTGCCATCTTTCTTACTCCTTCTAATATTTAATTTCTAGCTCTTCTGATTTCATAATTGTGTTAAGCCCTTTTATATTAAGGATTTCTCCTGTATTGACATCTACAATCCCATCATCTGTAGGTAGTAACGACTTTTTAAAGTCTGCCCACTTAAAACTCAATACTTCTTTTTTACTCAGAAACTCTTCTCTTTGATTGGCCTGTGCCCACTCTATAAGCTTCTCTGTATCCTTTTCAAAGTCTTCTTTAGCCTTTTTAACAATCACATCCCCACTAAGGAGTTCTACCTTTTTCATTGTCTTTGTCTCATGTTGTGGTACTTGTTCAAATAAAAATTTAAGCTGCGTTCTTAAATAATCTCGTTTATTATTCAAACTTAGCTGTCTTTCCTCAAACTTATTGGTCAGTTCCTCACTTTGTAAAATAAACATCTCTCTAAGTTCAGCTAATTTATAATCAAGTTCTTTTATTTCTTCTAATAACTTATTCATTTCTACTTTCATTTGAACAATTGTTTCATCTACTTCAATTACTTTCTTAGCCATTCGATTCTTTCCTTTTATATTTTTAGTTTTTAAATTAATAATTATTTTATAATCTAATTGTTGCACAAAAAAAAATTCTTTCTTTCTCTCTTTCTCGTTAACATGCATTCTTTACCTCATATTCTTCTCTCTCATCACTACCCTGATACTTCAATAGATATTCCATGTTACTATCACAAATATTTTTAAATACCTTATTCATAAGCGTACTAAACTGTTCATAATCTTGAAAACATATATCCAATCCACTCTTTAGACTTCTCATTAACTCACATGCTTGATGAATCCAAAAACCATGCGTTAGCTGTTTCTCATATGGAATAATAGACTCTGCAAAGTCACCTTCTATAATTTTAAACCAAGCTGAGAATACTGGATCACCTTCTTTTGTTTCCTTCAAATGCATCTTATCTACTTTTACATTATAGAAACCATAGGGTACTACTCTCTTTTTCATAGGTTCTAGTGCTCTACATAATTTACTCATGTGCCATCCCCTTATTCTATTTGATGTATTATTAATAAGTTATACAAAATAATTCACTTTTTTTCACATTTAATACTATATCATACCTGTAATATTTTTTCTTTACGCAATATATGGAAATCTATACACCATACCCCATAACTTCAGCAATATCAACAGCTCTTATCTTAGTGGTTCCAAATTTTATAGCTGGAAGCTCTCCTCTTTTAATCATGCAGTAGACTGCCTCACGTGTAACTCCTAAAATTTCTGCTACCTCTTGCACAGAATAAAGTGCCTTGTTTAGTCCCAATGTTCTTTTTTCAAGTTCCTCTACCCTTCCTATTAACTCATGTACTACATTTTGTAATTCTTTGTTTGTCATTATTCTCATTATCCTTTCTATCTGTTTTCACTAAAACTTATACCCTATTCCTTTAAAAGATAACTATTCATGAGTAAAATAAATCTTTTCCCATATAATAATTAGTACTTTATAAGGTTATAGCATTATTTTAGCTATCATTCAGTCAAGTAAATTTCGTTTTTTCACTTGACGAATACCAATATATTATTTTATTATCTAATAGTCAATAAATACTTCGAAAAAAGACTAATGGAAATTAATAGGAGTGAACACAAATGAACAAAAGAGAAAATAATATAAAAAATACAGGACTTATTATTAAAGACCTTTGTAAAGAAAAAGATATTACAGTTCAGGAACTCGAAAAAAGATGTGGTCTGGGAAATGGAAGTGTTAATAGATGGGTTTCAGGCTCTAGCCCTACTATTAAAATGCTTACCCCTATATCAGAATATTTTAATGTCAGCATAGATTACTTAGCTGGCCTTACTGAACAAAAAGATAAATTCGATGAATGGAATAAAAAATATAATGTAAAAAAACTAGCTGATGAGGCAAAGCTCTTTGATTCTATTGGGAAGCTAAAGCGACTTTTTTCAGATGTAGAACTTATTGACCTCAATGAAAATGATATGGCTCTTTTAAAAGCCTATCTAGAATTATTACAAAAACGAAAAGAATAGCCACTGTGGCTATCTAGACATCAAGAGGGGGCTAATTATGGCATCAATATCAAAAAGAACTAGAAAAAATTCTAAAGGAGAATCTGTATCACACTGGCGAGCTCAAGACATCGTTAATGGAAAGCGTGTAGAATTCACTGCAAAAACCAAAAGACTTGTAGAGGAAAAATTAAGACAATATATTAATGATATCGAACAGTATGGTAGTGTTCTAGATAAAGATGAATATTCATTGTCTGAATGGGTTCATATTTTTCTTTATACTAAATCTTATCCCACTGTAGCAAAATCTACTTTTCATCGTCAACAGGCTAGCTACAAACATATTTCCACATCTTCTTTAGGATCTGTTACCTTACAAAATATTTCTCCACGTCTTATTCAAAAGTTTATTAATTCCTTGGAGCTGTCCAACTCATCACTGCGCCAAATTCGCATTTTACTTAATCAATCTTTTGAATATGCTATAGATAATAATTTATTAAGGACAAACCCTATGAGAGGGGTTATTGTACCTAAAAAAAATAAAGATAATACCATTAGAGTACTTTCAAAAGAGCAACAAAAAAACTATATCCTTGCTCTTGAGAATGAGCCTAACAGGCTGCTTTTTTTAACTGCTCTGTTTACAGGATTAAGATGTGGAGAACTCATCGCCCTAAAATGGAAAAATGTAGATTTAGAAAAAAGTACTCTTTTCGTATGTGAAACTGTAGTTAGAACTAAGGTCTATACTTCAACTGGTAAGTCACATTTTGAAACTGTTACAAATCAACCAAAAACTCAATCTAGTATTAGAACTGTTCCTCTACCTGAATTTCTCACTCAAGAGCTTTCTGTTTATAAACCTTCAGGCACCAATATAAGTGAACAATATGTCTTTGGAACATCCATTGGAACTCCACAATGGGACTGTAATATTAGAAATTGGCATTATAGAGTATGCCAAAAAGCTCAAATTAACCCTACAATATCTATAGAAAATGGTAATCAAGTTGTTAAATATATAGGAGTTCCCTTTCACGCTTTAAGACATACCTTTGCAACGCGTATGATAGAGGCCGGGGAAAATGTAAAAGTTATTCAAGAACTACTAGGACATTCAGACATTCAAACAACACTTAATATTTATACACATGTTCTTGAAGAAACCAAAATAGCTTCTGCGAAAAAGCAACATAATCTTTATTATGACTTACTTTCTCTTTAA